CCTCCTGAATATTGGTCAAATTGTATGTAGTTTTTAATCATACTCTGTTGTTTATATCTAATTCATTTAAACTTTGATCTATAACTCCCAACTGTGAAGAACCATATCTATTAAGATATAAAGTAATATTATCGGTTCCTGCGTCGGCTGGCGGTGTATAAATATCATCAAAAGTAAATATTGGTGGTCCTTCTTGTAAAGAATAGATTTGATCTATAAATATTATAAAATCTTGATCACTTATTTGGTTTGAATTAGTATTAATATTTTTACTAAGTCTGTTTTTTATACCTTTATATACTTCTATATTTTGGATAGGTCTTCTTTTTTTAGATTGAATATAAAAAATATTACCTTGTTGTACAGCTGCGGATGCATTATTTTTATAAATAGAATCAGCTATAACTTTTCCATTTTTAAGATAAGGATGTTCTTTTTCTATAGAATCTATTTGGTCTTTAATAAAATTTACTTCTTGTTTTAAAGTACTGATTTCTACATCTAGGGGATTTTTATACCCCCCTATATAATTCCCACTTACCCCCATGAATTTACTGAGAGTTTCTCTATCTATATTATAAAAGAATTTATTCAATAAATTAAAAAAATCTTTAGTAGTATATTTAGTCAAAATAAATTCAGTAAATTCTTCATCTAATTCTTCTAATGCTGTTCTTTTTCCATATAATTCTTTATTTAAATTTATATTATAAGGAAGTTTTTCTACTGAATATTCTATTTGGCTTGTGGGTTCTATAATAGGTAAGGTTGTAATCTCTATATCGGTAGTTGTTGCTTCTTGTGAAGGGTTTTTTAAAGACACAGGATTACCAAATGTATCTCTTGGTCCCTCATATTTAGAGACTTTAGAAGTTTGTGGTTTTTTAGATGTTTTAAATTTATAAGCCATTTATTTTTTATTACCAAGGTATCCAAGTATCCCATAAATATAGGGGATATCCCGCTCCATTGTAAGTTCCATTTTTAGTTCCTTTTTTATATCCTTCTGTTTGGAAACCATAACTTCCTATGGTTTTAATTCCTTTATGTCTTAATCTTCCAGGGTTATAGTAGTCATCATTATTAGAATGAGCTGTCCAATTAAAACTACCATCGCTTTTCTTTTGAGGTAAATTAAATTGTTTTAATCGATCATTACCCCATATATAGCAAGGGAAATTTTTAATATCATCTAAAAGATCTTGTGACCACCCCCAATTTTTTACTGTACCATAAAGTGTATTAGTCATAAAGGGGGCTGGTTGTTTATTTTCTTTATCTAAAGATAAAAGTATAGTTGAGTTTCCTATATTTCCTACTAATACTACATAATCACTATTAGCCCTAAATATTGGTTGACCATAAAATTCAGGTCTATAATACATGTTACTAGGATCGTCAAATACTGTTTGTTGGAGATTATCTTCATGATTTTGGTCTCCATAAAGACCTGATCCCCTAGGATAAATTATTCTCGTTCCATATGAACTTTCTTCTTCACCTAAAACACCTACTGCTATATTGAAATTAGAGGGTAAACCATTTAAAACTTTCCAATTCTCTGAAATTTCATTTGAAGAGTATGTGTCAGAATCTCTTCCTAATTCTTTGTAGAGAACTCTTCCTTCAATTTTAGAAAATCCCTTATATTTGCCATTAATACCCCAGTTTTGGATATAATTTTGAACATTATTTCCATTATATTGAACTGTGGGGGTAGAGTAGTTTACATTTTGTGGAACTCCATCCACAAATGTTTGTTCATCGTTGTTTCTTCCTATTCTGATAATGATTTCTTCATCTCTATCAAGAGTTAAAGGAACATTAAGGGGTGTTTCACCCGGAAGTTCATAAGGATCATCAGTATAATTTTTACCATAATATCTTATACTGCAACCCCCATCATAATAAAAAAGTGCGTCTGGTTCTGATATTAGGTTGTCTGAAATATCTTGAATTTCAGTACCTTGGCATCTAATTTTTATAAGATAACTAGAATAATTTGCAGTAATCAATGTATCTTCTACATCAAGAAATTTTCCTGTAATATTTAAATCACTAGTTGTTTCTATGGCTTTACCCTCATCTATTCTATTTAATTCATCTAGATTTACATAATATAAATCACCATATAAATTAGGACCTTCAAAAGGTAAATCTAAAGCTTTTCTAACTACTTTATATATTTCTTCATTTTTAAAAGGCCTTTTATAACCTTCTTGCATTATATATACAGTATCGTTTCCATCATATTTTTCGCCATTTTCACCTGCTATTAGAAAAGATCCATTATCATATATAGGGTGCTGTCTAATTTCTGGTTCTAATTGTTCATCTAATTTTTCATTTAAAAAAATAATTTCATCTGTTAGATTATTAATTTTGTTTTCTTTGTTTTGATTACTTAAATAATTAATATAATTATGGATTTTTTCAACAATAGTTGAATGGGAATAAGTACCCTTTTTAGGGGTATTATAAAAAACTTCATCATATACATTTTGGATTTTATTAACATCTACTTGTGTATCTGATTTAGCTAATTGGTTAAAATCTTTAGTATGTAAGTTATTAGATTCCTTATTACTTATAACAGATTTTTGAAGTTTTATATTTTGTTTGGTCATTATCTAACAACTTTAAAATAATATTTATCATCGTATATTTTAGTACCATCATTGTTAATATGTTTAAATAAAACTCTATAGTATCTTTCTGGTTGAAGACCTTTCATATATAATTTAAAAAACATACCTTCATTATCTGCACTTAATTTAGTATAGCTAGTATCAAAGGGGATTATTTCTTGTTCTGTATGGGCGTCTCTTACACTATAATAAGATGCTGTTGTAAAATATCCCGTATTTAGATAATTTGAGGATGATGCAAATTGTCTAATAGGATATTTATCTCTGACATGGATTCTAAAAATAGCTTCATCATTTTGGTTATATTCTTCTTGATTTCTATATAACGAAACATTTAAATTTCCAGATTGTTTTGAACTACCTGTATAGGCTGAAGAGAATGAACTATCATCCCATTTAAAAACTAATTTTGGGGGATGTATAGTATGAGTATCTACTGAAAAGTATTGTAATTCACCAAAACTAGCTGAAGTATTTTCTTCTATAGTTTTTGGTTTTTTAATTAAGAATCCATTATTTGCAATACCTGTGGGGTAAGTAGCATTAGTAAATAAACTAGCACTGAACTTTTTTATTATATCAGTTACATCAAAATTAGTATCCAAAGAATCCCCTATTAAAAACTGTTGTGTAGAGGTAAATCCACTACCCGTATACCATACTCCTCCTCCTTGGGTTATGGGAGATGAACTATCTACAGATCCAGTTGTACTTGAGGCAAAACTTGAAGTAGTCCATTCAGTAGCTACTGTAGTATTATTTCTGTATTTCCAACTAGCACCATTGGAGCCCGTGGGGAAATTAGAGTATCTACCTGTACCCTCATCCCACGATTGAGATATTGCAAATAATTCTAAATTTAAGGTAGATAGTAGGTTTTTAGGTTCTGCTGCTATTAATTGTAAATTAACTTGGGCCGAAGAATTGAATGTTGAAGATCCTATTAAATTTTCAATTGTTGATTGAATATCATCATTTTTAAATTTTATTAAAATTCTTGATGGGTATAAAATTTGGTTTGTTGTACCTCGTTCTTTTACAACTTCAAGAATTTCATCACTACCTACATTCATTTCTGATCTATCAGGGTGACTATATAAAGTTGTATCTATTTCTGGAAATAAAAAGTAATGTGCCATTTTTAATATGTTGTTACGCGTCCTTTAATATCTGTATCTGGGTATTTAATTTCAAAAATACTTGGATCTAACGATGGATAAAGTACCTCATTTCTAAGAGCTGCTTGTATTGGGTAAATATATTGTGAATATCCACTTATAGTTCCATTTTTATTTGAAAATGTAATATTTTCTACTGTTTGTACTCCATTTACTCCTCCTATTAAATTTTTAACATCAGATAAAATAATTGGTTGGTTTATTTGCCATTTATCTATATTAAAATAGTTTTTAAGTTCAGCAATACAATCTAATAGTATTTTTTGATTATTATAATTTTTAAATACGGTTATTTCAAAATCAATAGCTATATTAATAATAAATGCATCTTTAATATTAATGGCATCTGTTAACATTCTATGTTCTTCTAGGTATGTAGCTAGATTAGTTTTAGTAGCTGTATTTAAAGTACTTAATTTTTTATTAGAATCATATCCTAAAGTATATAAGTTTAAAGCTAAAGGATTTGGTATACGGTTCGGTTCAGTAGTTAGTGGAGACATTTGGTCATCTTGTGTTATATATGCTTTAGTTATAGCACCAAATTGTGGGGGCATACTTAAACTTCTAATGATGTAATCGTTTTTAGTTACTGTTCTATTTTGGGTAGAAAAAGAAGATATTGCATTAAGTCTAACATCCTCTATGCTATCTCCAGCTCCACCCCCTTTGGCTGCTTCTACATTTGTAGAACTTACAGAAGATTTTACAAAAGTTAACATACCAATATTTAAATTGGGTTTATTAGTGATTAATAATGTTTCAGGTTGAGTTATAGTATTACTATTTACATTAGAGGATAACCCCCCACCTACTAAATAAGTTACAGTTAATGTTGTATTAGATGGAACCTGACCATAAGCTTTTGTATATAAAAAGTTAGATGGATCATATGCTACATCTAATTTAGATCTACCATCTTTTATCCCTAAACCTATGTTATCGGGATTAGGAATAATTTGTTCGTCTGCTTTATCGCTTATACCAGCACCAAATTGGATTTCCATTTGATTGTTTGGTTTAACTCTAGATATAAATCTCCTTGGGACTTTTTTTAATTTAATTAAATAAGGAGTTTCTCCACTATATTGTTGTAGAAGGGGATCATTAGCTCCTATATTTTCTACTTGTTCAAATATAGTATCCTGGGCTAAATAAGGTACTTCATAATAAATATTCCCATCTGAATCAGTTATTGATTCTATTGATATAATATTTGTATCAAATAGTGTTAATGTTTTAAATTTTTCAGGTGCACCAATAGTAAATGTTTGGGTTTTAGATTCAGCTGAAATTGCGGGGACTGTTTTTTTAATAAGATAATACTCGGGATTATTTGAACCATCATATTGAAAAATACTTATATTATTTATAGATGATGAATAAGTAAAATCAGCATCTTGAGTTGTATAAAAAGTAGATCCCTCTGTTGAACCAAATGTTGAGTTGGCTCTAATATTTAAAGCATAATCATAATCGGGAACATAAGTGTCATTTACTATTTTAGAAGGTACTAATTGGGATATATCTAAATTGGTACTTGCTGCTGAGGTTGTTTTAGGTTTATACCCCATAGCATACGCCATATTATAAAGATTTTCTTTATCTTGAGCTAAAGATAAAAATGTTTCTTGTATTTGGTTATCTGTATAGAAAGATAAAACATCCCCAACATACGCGGACATTTCTAAAAACATCATACCCGGATTACCTTCACTAAAATCATTAAAATTATCAGGAAAATATGTTTGGGTAAATTCTATTAACTGATTTTTAAATGAATTAAAATCTTTATTTAGATATTTTATTTCTTTCTCTTTAGGAGTATTTAATACTTTATTATAGGCCATTAGTTAAAATTTAATTGTATACTATCTGAAGTACCATCTAGTAAACCATAAGTTATACTTATAAATATAGTTTGTTGATCTTCTGAATAATTTAAATCCAGTTCATCAATTCTAATATTTCCCATGTATCTAGCTACTTGGGTTTGAATTTTTTCTTTTAATATAACTAAATCTATATTTTGTTCAAATAATAAATTTCTTAATCCTACACCAAAATTAGGTAAATTAATTCTTTCTCCAGGATATGTTAATAACACATCAATTAAATTTGCTCTAGCTTGATCTGCTGTTGTTTCAGTTCCTGAAAACATATTTTCTTCATTTAAAGGAAACTCTAGCCCAATAGTAAAATCTCTATTAAGATCTAATGGATTTATTCTTCCTGTTCCTTTAATTATAGGCATTAGTTTCCTTTTTTCTTGTTAATTGCTTTCATTAAACCACTATAATCTCTTGTAACTGCATCAGCTACTGAATCTGGCATACCTGTTGTATCCATTGGTAATGGGGCTTCAGATGAAAATGGGTCTGATAAACTTACAGGTGATTGGGCTGTTTGTGTATTTGTATCTCCCATTGCCGTTTCATTTAATAAATCATTTAAAGCTGAATTATTTGTAAAATTTCGTTCTTGTTTTTTAATAGGTTTTTTACCCATTATTTTTTCTCTTAAAGAGGTTGTTGTTTCTTCTGGAACTTCTACCATCCTTTCAGTGTGTTCTGTGATTGTTGGTT